TCCCTTGTTCACAGAGCAGCGTACTTGCATGCGAAAGGTTCTCTAAAGCCTTCGACACATCTAGACCATCTGTGCGGAACGGCTTCTTGCTGTAACCCAACACACTTGGAGGAAGTTTCACCTTCCGTAAACAATGCACGCAAAGCTTTAGTGCGTGATCAGACACAAGAAATTGTTAAATTAAAAAACGAAATTACACGTTTAAAGAAGCGCCTAGAAATGTACATATATGTTAAGGAGGGAAGAAACGAATGATACTAGTAAACGGGTTCTTACGTGTAGAAAAATCTGATTTCGTAAAGCACGGTTACATAGGCACTTATACGGTAGGTGAATGTAGATGTGAACTTTGCCAAGAAGCTTGGGATACGTGGGACGTGTACAAAAACAATGAGTTACGTAGAAAAGCATCTAGAGCAACACGAAGATCTTCGACAGACTAGCCCTTATCCTTTCGGGTGAAGGAGAACCTGCCATTACGGATTATGGTTCCTACGATTAGCATTGTGAGTCGTTAAGGTTCTCCGTTTGTCGAACTTTTATATTACAGTTATGTTACAGGTGTCCGTTTTTTTTAAAATCTTATTAAACTAAATACTGGTACTAAGTAAACATTAACCACCCTAAGTGGTTAATGGTACTAGGTACATTGGGAGCAAATATGAATTATCCGCTGCATAAGGATGCAGACGGTAGATGGGTTCACACATGGGTCCGTCAATCGTCAATCAAAACCGCAGACATGTGTATGGAAAGATTCCGCAAAGACATATATAGCCTGTCGGCGGAAAGACCTAAAGACGTAAACACTTTCGGTACAGCGTGTCACGCAGTAGCCGAAGATGCTTTACAAGCACGTATGAATGGCAAAGACGAAACCCTTGATGGGCTTCTGTATGCGTTCGATTACTACTGGGAAGAAGCAAAACTATTAATTGATGATGACCAGTGGACTAAGTACAAACCTGAGACAATAGGTGCCGAAGGATACTCACGTATCACAGACTGGTACAACCAGATTTACAATGCAGATGAAAAGATAATACCTATAGGTATAGAGCAAGACTTCAACAAAGTCCTGTGGGAAGATAGCGAGCGTGTGATTTATGCACGTGGCACGATAGACCTAGTTGAAGAGAATCGTGTCTGGGACTGGAAGTTCCCATCACGTGACTATTCCAGAAACAAATGGGAATACGAGCGTTGGGACGTACAGTCAATCATGTACTGTTGGGCAACTGACATACCGCTATTCAAGTTTGGGATAATACATCCTAAAGGTGTTTCATACATCGAGTTGGAACGTGATAGTTCGCATACAGAATGGATGAAGCAAAAGGTCTTAGCACTCGCCAAGTTCGTTGAGAATGCACCTAGAGGTCAATGGCCTTTAGGTGACAACGGTTGGTGGTGCTCAGAAAAATGGTGTCCAAATTGGACATCGTGTAAAGGTGCTACTGGAGGTATCACATAATGGCATTTAAACCAATGTCACCATCAGAACGTGCGTCAATTGAGGCGCAAGTTCTAATCAAATGCACAGTCGAGCTTACATGTGCTCAACTGGCTTCAGGAACGTCTGACCCTAACGAAGACTTACTTACGTTATTGGTAGACAATTCTGGAGTGTTAATGAACACGTTAATAGACTTGAAAGCAGGGTTAAACGGTGCGCTTTCATCAGCCGAACAGACAATTGTTCCAACTGATTCAATAGCACCTGTGCTTTCAATCGTCGAGAACGCGTTCCCTGGCGCAACTGTTTCACAGCCACGTGGTGAATCAAAATATATTGACGACTCAGAATATGCGAGCGTACATAAACTTTGGTTAGCTGAACGAGGCAAGGGAGTGACTTACGGTTCAAAGGAATCCGCGTTTATGGATAACCAAATCGTGAGGAAGTTGTGGGCTGACGGAACACGTGTTTACCCCGATACTTACTGGTCCGAACAGATGAGAGGACAACCAATCCCCTCAACTAAGAACAACAAATGCGCTTTAGGTGATTTCAAAATCAAACGTGGCGTATTCGTTGACGGTGAAGGTAACGTGTCACTTCAGCAGGGAGATGGAAATCATCCTCAAGCAGGAAAAAGTGGCTACTTCGGTGGTATGCAAAAGCATTCACCTTTCAATTGGGCTGACAAACCTCAACCTGTATCAGGCGATACTTTCGCTTCATCAGGTGGTTGATAGGTTATCCCTTGAAGATGCACGTCTGTTAGTTGGGCGGACCACGGCGGAAACCGTGGTTCCCCAACAGGCAGAGGTGGAAGGCGTTTCAAGCAACGACGTTAAAAGACTATTCACACCTAAGACTGAACAGATTCGGCTAATGCGTAGCGATCTTAAAGCAGGTGGCGAATGGAAATTTGGTGTTAGGAAGTTTGATGAAGTCACGATGGGGGGAGCAAGACCTGGAAACCTCGTCACTCTTATAGGGAAAACACACACAGGTAAATCGCTACTCGCGATGAACATAGTTGCAAGGAACAGTAACCACAGAACTTTGTGGGTATCACCTGACGAAACAGAATCAATGTTCTGGGGTCGTTACGCAGCGATGAAAATGCAGATAGGTCAAAAGGATTGGATCAGCAGACTCATACGTAATGACACGTTAGCGTGGCAACGAACGAGCGAAGTGATTTCCAATTCAACAAACTTACACTTTGAATCAACAGGTATGTCTGTAGATGATCTAGACAAAGCAATGAGAATTGCCACATCTCAGCTATGGGATGGGCAACGACCAGATGTTTTAGTTTACGATTACCTCGAGCTAATACGTGGTGGAGGATCAGGGGACGCAGCCAGCGTCCAATCTAAAATCGAATCCTTTAAACAACTCGTATCAGACTGGCGAGTCATAGGTGTAGTCATACATCAATCAGGCAGAGGCGCAGGTAACCGTGGCTCTGCTGGAGGCATAGACTCTGGCAGGTTTGCATCTACCAGTGAAAGCCACTTCGTGTTAGAAACATGGAGACGATGGGACGACACCAACCTCGACGAAGAAACCCGTAGGTTCTACGAAAACGAAGTAAGCGTTGGCCTATGGAAAAACAAAGCAGGTGAAGGAGAAAAAGCTGAAGTCAATTTAACGATTGACCCATCAGGCAGACTACTTGAACCTGGTGTTACATGGGAGCAGATGAGCCTCCATGAGTGACACAATGAAAGACATATTTGAAGGTTTCCCATACGCATTTGGAACTGACCAAGGCGGATGCAGATGGGTACCAGTTACATCCGAAACGTACAAACGTCACTTAGACGGATCAGAAATGATTGGGATTTACCCAATGGTCTACGATCCTCACAAAGAACACGTAGGTACAGCAGGCTTCATAAACTCTGATGGCAGACCTATCTACCATGAGATGAGAGAAGAACTGTGGAAATGTAAATGGGGAGCCGTCGATATAGACGAAGGCGACGACTCGATCCTGTATGCACAAAACGTTTCAGCAGTACTCGAAGCGTTAGGTATAGTGTCGTGGGTAGAACTTTCTCGAAGTAAGGGTTGCCACTTGTGGATCTTTACAGAAGAATGGGTTCAAGCTCACATCATACGTAAAGCACTGTTGGCGGCAGTACAGATATCGGAAGTGAAATTCGATGCTGTATACCCTAAGCAAGACTCAATTGACGGACCACCTGGTAACTACATGAGATTGCCATACGGAGGGCGAAGGCCCGAAGGAAGGCAAGAAATGTTGGATGGAGATAATAACTCTATCGACCTGTGGGACTTCATGCTTGACGCAGAAACTAACCGTGTACCGACACAAGCTTTGATAGATGTGTCGAAACTATGGAAAGCACCTGTGCTTAGCTTGCCACCTGAACGCTCATATGACAAAAAGCCGTTGATGCAAATTGATGGCACACGTTTAAGAGGCGTAGCTAGACGTATGTGGGAAGATGGTCCTCATAGCTACTTTCATCAGTCTGGGGCTGGTAAAGGTAGACATGGATTTTTGGATCGTTTCGCACGTGCCATGTGGGAAGCAGGGTATTCAGAGTCAGATGTGATAAGTTGGACTTCAAAGCTAGATGCCCAATTGGGTACCTGGTGGCCTGAGGGCCCAAAATTTGAAGGCAGGAGAGATGCCCAAAGGCAAATCGAACACCTCGTCCAACACGCCAGAACCATTGCCACAAGGCACTGAGTTCACGTTTGTAGTGCAGGGGCGGCCCACTCCCAAGGGTCGTCCCCGCATGACACGTAGAGGTCGCGTATACACACCGCAGACAACACTCGAAGCTGAAGATGCAATAGTTGCAGCCATTCCTAATGACGCACCAATTTTTAATTGTGCAGTTCAAATGGAAATAACTTTTACTAAAGACTCAACTTCAGTAACCATAAGAGACGCCACGGATTGGGTTACAAACTTACGTGGGGACATAGACAACTATGTGAAGCTTCTTTTAGATGGTGTGCAAAAATCTGGCATCA